TTCAAACACTTTGCAAGGGAATATGCAACAAAAGTAGAACCAAAACTTGTGTCTCAAGAGAATTTTGCCCAACAAGTTCGTAGACTCATTCAAATCAGAGCCAAAGTACAAAGACAATATGGTGTAAAGAAAGGTAAATTAGATCAATCTAGGTTATCTCGCATCTGTTTCAAAGCACCTGGCTTCTCTGAACGTGTTTTTAAGAACAAAATTGAAAACAAAACTCTTGATGCTGCAATATCAGTGCTGGTTGACATGTCTGGTTCAATGTCTGGTGAAAAGGTGTTATACGCTTTGGCATCTACATTGCTAATCAATGAAGTCTGTTCTACATTGAATCTTCCAGTTGAGATAGTTGGTTTTACTGACACACGAGACTGTCGTGGAGATCCTCAACCAGCAATGTTTATTTACAAGTCTTTCCAAGACTTCAAAGTCTCAGATGAAGACTTAAAAGAGTACTTTGGTTGTAGTTCTAAGTACATGTCAGGTAATCCTGATGGTGAAAACATCCTATGGGCGCATGATAGGCTCATCAAAAGGAAAGAGAAAAAGAAAATATTGATAGTGATGTCTGACGGCAGTCCTGCTGCAAGCAAATGCTCAACAGGATTGGCACAGTTCACAGACAAAGTTATCAAAGAGATAGAACGATCTAAAGTTGTTGACATCTATGGTTTAGGTCTTTGCAGTAACTCTGTAAAAAGCTATTACCAATCAAACAGTGTTGTTGACAACCCAGAAGAGATTCCAAGCAAGTTGATCGAGTTAATAGAAAGGAAAATCATCAATGTCCACTAAGAAAGTAGAGGACCTCGTTAAGTCAGCTTTGAAAGAAGCTCTTGACAAGAGGAAACCACCAGGAACAGCAGAACCTATTGCAGAAGCATACAAAGCTGTAGATTCATCTGAGTTTGGTTCAATAACAACCACAAAAACAATCAAAGACAACCAAGTGTTGTTTTCTGATTTGATTTCTGACGATACAGTTGGCGACAAAGACAACTTCGGTGTTACAACATTTCATGATTATTCTTGGGATGAACGTATTGCTTCATTTGTTCCTAGTATCAATGAAAGCTATGTGATTGATAAAGACTTAGCAGGAAGTATTCTCATGGCTTGGGAATTGAATGAGAAAGTTCTCTGTTATGGTCCAACAGGTGCTGGTAAATCTAGTCTTGTTGAACAACTATGTGCTCTAACCAACAGACCTTTTATTCGTGTTAATTGTACAGGTGACATGGATTCATCCATGATCTTTGGTCAACTGACAGCAGAAGATGGCTCAACAGTTTGGGTTGATGGTGCTGTAACCGAAGCAGTTCGATATGGTGCTGTGTTTGCTTGGGATGAGTGGGACGTTACTCCCCCAGAGATTGCAATGGGTCTGCAATGGCTCTTAGAGGACGAAGGCAAGCTTTTCTTAAAGGAGATGCCTGGTAGTACCAAAGACAAGCAAATAACGCCCCACGAGCATTTTAGGATTGTTGCTATCGGTAACACACAAGGCCAAGGTGATGACACTGGTTCACATGCAGGTACTAACGTTCAAAACACTGCAACGCTTGACAGGTTTGGTACAGCCATTTACATTGACTACCTCAATCCAGGTGTTGAGGAAACCTTGTTGGTTAACAAGTGGCCTTCAACAATAACAAATAAATCAGCCAAGGAATTGGTCAAACTAGCCAATCTGATTAGACAAGGCTACAAAGCCAATCAGTTCAGTTTGACAATCTCTCCCAGGTCTTTGTTTAGTATTTGCAGAAAACTAACTGCTGGACGCTCTCTAAAGAAAGCTTTTACCTTGGTCTATCTTAACAAACTCAATGACACACAACGTAAAGTTGCTGATGAGCTATTCACTAAAATCTACGGCACATCGGAGTAAAGCATAAAGCCATATAGCCTTCCCCAAAAGGGAGGGCTATTTACTTTGTGTTTTACAAAGATCAACATGATAGATAACAAACAAATACTAGCAAATGCTCCTAGTAACATGGGAGAACAAATCCATGTTAATCACAAAGGTTGCGAAGCAGGTATTGACAACAAAAAACGTCTGTACATCAAACGTACGGAAAAAGGTTTAGTTGCTTATTGCCATCATTGCAACCAATCTGGATTTGTCAATGATTCATCTAGACTATCTTCTTGGGTTAGTACCAAAGAACTAGCGTCAGCATACAAACACAACACTAAACCAGTACTTTCTACCTTAACAACAGAAGGTAAGGTGTGGTTGCATTCTAATTACTGCGACACCAACGACACTTTATTTGCAGGTATCGCTGGAGAACGACACAAAGTTGCGCTTACACTACTCAACCCCGAGCAAGAAGTTATTGGATGGCAGGTACGAAACCTGCTCTCTACACCTAAGTACTTAACACACTACGTTAGCACTAGCAGCAAAGGTGATGCAAGTTGGTTTCACAAGAACAGCAAGACTTTGGTAATAACAGAAGATTACCTCAGTGCATACCGAGTACACAAGAATACAGGGTTTAGCTCTGTAGCGTTACTAAGAACAATGATTGCAGACAAAACATTATCTCAGATGTACGAACTCAATTTTGAGTTTGTATTTATTTGGTTAGACCCAGACGAAGCTGGACAAGAAGGAGCAAGCAAAGCATATAAAAAACTCAATCATTTTTTACCAACAACAACAAAACTTGCCATATTTGGCATTAACAAAGAACCTAAAGAATGTACACCAGAAGAACTGAAAAGCATTCTTGTTTGAAGGAAACAAATGGACTATGACGTTCTGTATCTTTGCTCTCAAAGCAAAGAGAATCTAAACAAGTACAGGCGGTATATCAAACCGCATGTGGTTGTTAAAGAAACAAACATCATCCTTGACGGGATGGACAAGTACTACAAAACATTTCCATCTATAGCTGAGTTTAGTTGGGATTCATTCTCAGCTTATTTGATTGCAGATCAAAGCAAGCGACTCACAGATGATGCCATTGTCAAGCTACGCATGACATTGACCAAAGCAAAAACATATGTTCCACACCATGCACACGAGGAAGTAATCAAAACTCTCATTGAGTTGGATTACTTGGCTTTAATCATGGAGGAATGTGAAAAAGTAAAGGAGGGTACAAGTGACTTGGAACACGTTCATATCATCGCTACAAACGCTCTTAAAGATGTTGAGAGGTACATCGAAAAAGATGAACTATTTGTTAGTGCTGATCTTTCTGCAATCGCTGATCGAATTAGTTCTAGTGGCTATGAATGGCGACTTGAACAGCTTAACCGATCTCTCGGTCCGTTACGTACTGGTAACTTTGTCATTGTTGCTGCTAGGGTGGAAGTAGGTAAGACTACATTCTTAGCCAGCGAGGTTAGTTACCTGGCACAGCAACTACCCAAGGGTAGACCAGTTGTGTGGGTCAATAACGAAGAAGAGTCATCAGTTGTGTTCTTTAGAATTGTTCAAGCTGCGTTAGGTGTAGAAAGCAAAACAATGATTGCAGACTCTAAAGCATCTATGGAATCGTACACAACATTGATGGGTGGCAACAAAGACAAGATACGTGTTACTAAAGACATGAATCACGTACGTGATCTTGAGACATTGTTCAGAGAAGTTAATCCAGGTTTGATTGTATTTGACCAGCTTGATAAAGTTGATGGCTTCAAGTCAGATGAGAGAGAAGACATCAAGCTAGGCAAGATATACAAATGGGCTAGGGAACTAGCAAGAACCTATGGTCCTGTTATTGCAGCATCACAACTGAGTGCAACAGCAGTGGATATGAAAGACCCACCATTCATTGGTTTAGATGCCTTGCGTGGATCAAAGACTGACAAGCCAGGTGAAGCTGATGTGGTAATCACATTGGGTAAGTACAAAGAACCAAAGAATCCCGAAGAAGAAATGATTAGGACAATCAATGTTCCTAAGAACAAACTACCAGGAGGAGGTGCAAAGCAAATGGAATCAGAACGTCATGGTCAATACCTAGTAACTATTGATCCAATCAGAGCTAGATTTGAATAAGGAATTACATGGATCAATTAGAAATGAAAAAGTTAGCAGAACTCTACAACATAAATCTATCAGCAAGTGTAATTAACTTTGCTACACAGTGTTATGGCATGGGGTACTCAGATGGTAGAAGACAACAAGACATACTACATTTAAGAGAGGAGAAAAATGACAGCATCACAATCAGCGATACAACCGAAATTCGTAGCGATTGACGTTGAGACAACGTTAAACGGCAACGAAGAAGTAGGACTAGCTCATCCTATGCACCCGTTAAATCGTGTTATAGCTTACGGGATACATCATGGTGACTTTCCTATGGTTACATACGAAAGCAAAAACTTCTGTGATGTTTTGTTAGCAACAAAATATGAAGTAGTTATTTGTGGACACAACATATCTTTTGATTTGATGTATCTATACAAAGAATCTGAAAAGTATCACAACTTACTTCAAGAGCATCGTATCTGGGATACACAGCTTGCAGAATATATCTTGAGTGGTCAACAAACTAAGTTTTCTAGCTTAGATGAGTTGAGTATTCAGTATGGTTTGCCAGTTAAAGATGATTCTATCAAGAAGTATTTCCAAGCAGGATTGGGGTCTGACTACATTCCTAAAGAAGAACTCACACCTTATTTGCTTCAAGACATTGAGAACACCAAAGCAATAGCTATATTGCAATGGGAAAGAGCAGTCAAAGCTGACCAGTTGCCTTTGATTAGATCGCAAATGGAAGCTCTTCATGCAACAACAGAGATGATGTTCAATGGTTTACACATTGACACAGCAGCTCTGGACAAGTACACAGTTGAGGTTGTTAACGAGTACGTTGAAGTCAAGCTCGACTTAGAAGAGTTGGCAAAGGATCACATTGATGATATCAACAGTCCAAAGCAATGGAGTCAATTCTTCTTTGGTGGTACTAAAAAAGTAAAAGTTAAAGAAGAAGTTGGTGTATACAAGAATGGTAATACCAAATTCAAGTTGGTAGAAAAGACAGTTAAGATCAAACCATTTATCACGTATACTCCTGATCCCGACAAAGTATCTGCCAAAACTGGGCAAGTATCTGTAGATGACACAGTGCTCAACGACATGCTTGCTCATACATTCAATGCTGAAGCAATAGGGTTAATCAACAAGTTGCTAAAGTATCGTGAGTTGTCTAAGCAGCTATCAACGTATGTGCAAGGTTTGAGTAAACACATGATAGGAAACTTTATACATGGCAAGTTAAATCACACAGCAACAGTCACAGGTAGGTTGTCTTCAACCAATCCTAATCTACAAAACATTAGTAACAACCCTATCAAACAGATATTTACTTCCAGGTTTCCTGGAGGCAAGATTCTTGAGATAGATTTCAACCAACTAGAAGTTGTGGCTCTAGCACATGTTACTAGGGACAAACAGCTTATAGCTGACATCTCTGGTGGTGCTGATATTCACAGCGAACTATACAAAGACATGTTTGGGAGGATGCCAACTAAAGAAGAACGTAAACCATTCAAATCAAGAACGTTTCAACTAATCTATGGTGCAGGTGCTAAAGCAATCAGTAAACAAGCGGGTTGTAGCCTTGAAGAAGCAAAGAAGTTCATTGATGTTTTCTACAAACGCTATCCAGATGTAGCTGAGTGGCACAAGACATTTGCAGAGAAAGTTGAATACGAAGCCAAATACGAATTAGATGCAAATGGATTTCTAGAGAAAGTTAAAACGTTTGTGTTACAAACTGAGACTGGCAGGAAATTTGCTTTTAAGGAGTATCACAATTCTGATAGTTGGTCATCTAGGACTTATAATTTTAGTCCTACAGAATTGAAAAACTATCCGATCCAAGGTTTAGCTACTGGAGATATTGTCCCAATGATGTTGGGTATTATCTTTAGGAAACTAAAAAACAGAGAAGACATCAAGATGGTTAACACTATCCATGATTCTTTGATGTTTGATGTCAGTAGTGATTCAGTAGAGTTTTTTACAAAGGAGTTAACAAGCACACTAAAAGGAACAGACGAGTATTTTCACATACTATTCAGGACACCTCTGGCTCTGAAGCTCAATGCAGGAGCATCAGTAGGTGACAATTGGTTCAACATGAAAGAAATTTAACATGGCAATGATGACAGGCGTAGTGGAAGCCGTATCCACAAAAGAAGTAAACACTAAGTTTGGTGCAAAGCCCACTTACTCCATGAAAGTAAATGGCAATTGGGTCAAATGTGGGTTTAAAGACCCAGGAGTTCAAGCAGGTTATGAAGTTGAATTCGATGGTGTAACAGGTACTTACGGCATGGAGACAAAGGCTGTAAGCATTCTTAAGAAGACAGCAACACCAGTACCAGCAACTCTTGCTACAGACAATAAGGTTGGTGTTCTAGGTCCAGCAAAGCATGGCTACAGTAGTTACAAAGAGAAAGTGTTTCCTATTCCTCCTCTACATGGAGACAGAGCTATTGTTCGTCAGAACGCTTTAGCTCGTGCAACTGATCTTTATATCGCAGCTAGAGGCGGTAAGTCATTTGAGTTGGAAATGTCAACACTTGAGCTTGTAATAGCTTTGGCTCGTAAGTTTGAGTCTTACACAGCAGGAGACATCGACATGGCAGAAGCCATGAAAGAAGATTCTGAAGAAAACATAGCAGCTCAAGAGTAATCGTACAAGGTCAGTGGGTAACACCACTGGCCTTTTTTATGCTATCAACCAAAGGAAACAAATGAAAAAGTATAAAGTAGAGATAGAGCTTGAGTTATTAGATGAGGCAGATGGTTGTGATTGGATACACCTAGATATCCAAGAATCATTGGTAAACAATGAGATGATCACATCATTTAAAGTTACAAGGGAAGAAAATGAAAGCACTGATTGATGGTGACATCGTAGTGTATCGTGGTGCAGCATCAGCAGAGACAGACGAAGCATGGATAGCCCAATCAAGGGCTGACCAAATGATTCAAGATATCTTGGCTGACACAGGTGCTACGTCCTACAGTGTGTTTCTAACAGGAACGGGGAACTTTAGAAGAGAGATAGCCCCAAGTTACAAAGCTAACAGACCAGACAGTAGGCCAGCACACTGGCAAGCTGTCAGAGAGTTCCTAGTAACACAGCACAAAGCACAGATTTGCAATGGCTACGAAGCAGATGACGAGATGGGTGTCCAGCAGGACAAGCTTGGTGGTACAACAGTGATTTGTAGCATCGACAAGGACCTACTACAGATACCTGGGAGGCACTACAACTTTGTCAAGAAGGTGTTCCAAGAGGTTACACCAGACGAGGGTTTAAAGTTCCTTTACTTGCAGAGCCTTATAGGGGACCGCAGTGACAACATTGTGGGTGTACCTGGTATAGGCCCTGTCAAAGCTGCACAAGCACTAGCAGAGCTGCTGCCTGAAGAATGGTACGACAAATGTAGGGCAATGTACAACGATGATGAGCGTTACCACCTCAACATGCAACTGCTTTACATCTGGCAAAAGCCTAACGACAAGTGGCTACCCCCCACAACAACAACCGACACGCCCCCACAGGGCGGGGAGGAGGAACAAAACAATGCCACGACCACAACGACATAACCCCAACGGCTACCGCAGCGGCTTAGAAGCAAAGTTCCAAGCTGCTTGTGAGGACAAAGGTTGGAAGCTGGAATACGAAGCTAACAAGATCAAGTATGTTATCCCAGCCAGCAACCACACTTACACACCTGACTTCACTGTTACTAATAACGTCTACATAGAAACAAAAGGACTATGGACAGGTACAGATAGAAAGAAAGCTATCTTCATCAAAGAGCAGCACCCAGAAATAACCATTCTGTACGTGCTACAACGGGATCAGAAGCTCTCAAAAAAAAGCAGTGTCACCTACCTAGACTGGGCAGCTAAACACGCCATAGACGCTTGTGTGTTCTCTAACAACGAGTACTGGAACAAGTTTATCTTAAAACATATTGGGGACAAGAATGAAAACCAAAGAAGAAATTAAAGAAGAAATCATTGAACTGTATGGGGCTACGCAAGCCTTGAGCGAAGCAATGAACTTTCTTCATGCCCAACGCATGGAAAAAAGTAAACAGATGATGGCGTTGAATCATATGTTGAAAGAGATGGAGGACAAGAATGACTAACACAGAAACTAAAATTACTTTTTACAAACCTCCTGAACCAGTTGGTTATTGGTGTTTGTATGGTGGTGGGCCTACAACAAAATTTGCAATGTTTCAAAAACCAACGGATAAACAAATCAAAAACACAACTGAATTGTTGGGATGGATTTGGGAGGATGCGAAATGACTAAAGAAACATTACAACTTGCATTAGAAGCTCTGACTGATTTTGATTACGACAAAAGGATGAAGGCTATTGAAATTATCAAAGAAGCACTAAAAACAAAAGATGAGCCTGTGGCGTGGATGAACAGACACGG